TACATACTAGCACAGATTTTTTCGTCTTATTGCTGCAATAACGACTATCAAATATCTTTGTGATTTGCAATATATTCTTCGACGGCTGTAGAAACCAGTTTTGAAACCGTCGCATAATCACGCTTCATAATAGAATACATTTCCTTAACCATCGGACGAGGAGGAAACGATAATGACAAAAAAAGAAATGTTTGCAATCGCCGAAAAATACGGAATGACACTGAAAACCCATCCCGTTACGGGAGAGACGAAAACCTACACTGTCATGACAGACAACCTAACCCCGGAACTTGACAAGCGCGTTGATTCAGGGAATTTTGAGCGCCCCGCCGTTGACCGTATGTTGATAGCAGATCAATATCTCTACACAATTCATATCCCAAGCGGATGGATAAAACTCTACGCATGACAAAAAGAGGCGTGAATCATAAAACCCAACCGGGCGGGAGCAATCCCGCCTTTTTGTTTGCCTGAATCCGACTGGGCGAAACGCTAAAAAACCCGAACGACCTGGGCCTGCGCCGCGCATTGTATGGCGTAGGCCCTTATGTCGTCCAGCACTGCATAATATGTACGCTCTGCAATATGCAACTCGTCCATTGTTATGACGCGGCTTTTCCGCTGTCCCTCGTATCGCCGGCGAAATATTGAATTGCGAATCGAATCTTCACGACACCAGGCGCGAACCGCATGGACAACTTGCAGCCACCGCTCCGGCCACTCGACCGGGCGACCGTCCACAAAAACCTTTGGGACCTCCGCCGCGTGGCGTATCGCTTGGGAAGCCGTCGGGTCCGGGATGTAACTATGCCCGGTATGTTCGCCGCTAAAATTACTACTGGGCGACAGCTTCGCTTCTTCGACCGCCTCGGCAATCGCTTTTTCATGGCGTATCATGTACTCGATTTTTCGGATATTCGCGTCTCGTGATTGTCTCTGCAATATCTCTCGCCTCCATAGACGGCTCGCTCGCCGCCTTTTTTGTTGTCCGAATGAATCTATCGTGTCATGGCATAAAAGCGGCTATAAGCGCCCTTTCTCGCGTTTTCTGAACGCCCCGCATGGTTTATCATAAGCGTCCTGCTCTGTTATATCGTCACTCACCGCATTACAAACGCCAATATTTGCACAGCCGCGCGTATATAAATAACGCCAGTGCAAACATTCAAAGCAATATACAGTGAAATGACCATTACGCGGCTTCTGGAATTTCATCAGCCGCACCCCTTTTCGTGCATCAGCTTTTCCCACTCGATAACGTCATTTGCCGCCTTGTCAGTTTCAAACGCCATCATTGTACGCATAGCCGCGTTTATTAAATGCGTGTCGGCCTTGTCGCCCTTCAAGAAAAGAATCAAATGCCGGATTGCTCTCCAAGCGTGCTCTTTCGCGGGTATCTTTCGCCACGTCTCGCCGGGATATTTTTCTTGTCCTTCCGTCAGCCCTTTCGCGATCTCGTCAAGCCAAGCGGGGGACAAATAGCGGTATTCGTTTGGCTCGTGCGCTTGCGGGTAAGGTTCTAAATGTGTTTCCGCCTTGTCTATTTCATTTTTCAATTTTGCAATCTGCTCGTCTGTCATTGGTTTTGAAATATACAAAAAGGGAGACAAGCACTTCATGCAACAACATTCCGCATCGTTCTTTTTGCTATAATAAATATCTTCGCTCCCGCATTTGGGACACTTAATATCCTCTGTCATTCCCGCACCTCCTTTATCGCTCCTATCGCCTCGTCTAAAATCTCATTTTCGTAATTAACAATCGACCTTTCAAAACGAGCCAATTCCATGCCTACTTCGCAGGCAATTTTCGTTATAACTGCATCGCGTTTCAGAACCCACGAAAGCGCGGCTTTTGCCTCCGCCTCGGTCAGCGCGTCAATCCTCGCTTTTATGTCCATATCGTCAGCCCTCCCACTTTAATCTCTGCCCGCACGCCGGGCAAAATTTCCGTCCCCAAGGTTCCTTGCCATCATCGAATTGATACCCACAAATCGGACAATATGCAATATCATATACAGGGTTTTCGTCATATCTTTCGACATAGTACACCATCATCGGTGTTTCATTGTTTTCCGGCATAGTTATTCCCCCTTCTCTTCATGAGTTGTTACCCGCTCAATTTCAGCAACAATCAATGCCGCCGCCTTAATCAACTCGTTCACCCTGCTGGATTCTGGGTGATAAAAATCCATAGCAAACGGCCAATCCGCTACCCGCCTTTTTTGAGCAGGCATTGCGTAGACCGCCGCCGCTTGAGCGAGCTCTTCCCCTTCCCAAATCTTATCATGCCGCACCGAATAGCCATGCCTCGCGATTTGTTTTTCCCGCTCAGATTGTATCAACTCCATAACCGTTTTTATGTCCATCGTCAGCCCTCCCATTCGTCGCGCAACTCGTCAATCAGCCGCGAAATCTGGCCTCGCGTCATTTTGTCAAGATCGTACCAGTCCAAATCATAGCCAAGTTTGAGTATTAAATCCCGCGCATATTCAATCTGCGCTTTTGTTGCTAGTCTTGTGTCCCGTTCCATCGTCTACCACCTCGCACTTTGGCAATTCCTCGTTGACATGAATCGTCATAGGCTCCCGAAAATTCGTCGTATAGCCGCCCTCTGGATGGTCGTGATAAGCCATACAACTACGGACCGCAAGCAAGACGTTGTAAAGCCGTTCCGTTCCCTCTTTCGCGTAAACGCCGTGACCTCCGGCAAGGCTGTTCATTGGCCGCAATTCAGGCATGATAATGTCTCGTGCCTGTAGTAAAATAGCATCCGCCTTTTCGCGTCGTTCGCACCATTCATCGGTTTTGTCAGGCTCCCACTCCATGCACTGTTCGACAATCTGTCCAAACTGCCCAAGCCGGATACGCATAGCCAAATCTAACGCCGCCACCACTGTCCGAGCCTGTTCTTCGTTCATTTCGAGCCTATACTTCACACAATTTCCCGCACCCAAATTTCAGCCCTCCCGTCGCCGTTGATTTCATAAGCCTTCTCAATGCTCGCCCTGACAATCTGCGCGTCGTCCTTATAGACTATGCCGTTCATTGCGTCCGTCACTGCCTTGTATAAATTGTCAAGATCGGGACGGCTTGTCGCCCACGGATTTTTGCGCGTTTTTGGGAGTGGGAAAATAAAACGTACCCGACATTCCAACGGCTCCGATTCAAACATCATGTAATCATTTGCAAGCATTGACGCCCGCGCAATCGACGCGACACAATGTTTATATATGCGACATTCCTGTGGCGTATACGTCCCCCGCGACGTCACTCTAGGCCGCGCCATAGGAACAGGGCGACCGGGTACCGTAAATTCAATCGTCATGCTGCAGCCCCCGCTCTCGCTCTTGCTCTTGCTTTTCCCAGAAAACCTCTCGCCATGTTTTTTGAGTTTTCCATCGGCTTCGGCTCTCATAGTTAATTTTCCAACTATAGGGGGCACTTTCAAACACCCTGCATGTCCTGTCCGCTCCAAGCAACGGGCAACCTTTGCACTTTTTCGTTTCTCCGCACACGTCATAGATTGCTTTTTCCATTTTTTGAGAAATTTTTTTATTCATGTTTCAGCCCCCTTGTGCGAAGAAACTCATCAAGCCCCCACAATGTAGGAACCATCAAACAACAACTCTGAATCCACATCCTTCCATCCTTCCGATTAAACGGACAATCACAATCTTGCGTTTCTTTTTGATGCTCCGCGCACCATCTTTCCACTTTCAGCGCGGCTTGCACTACGTCCTCACGATTCATTTTTTCGCCCTCCATGCCGAAATAACAATCCCATTCCACGCCCTAACCCAGTTCCGCCACCGCCTCATTTTTGGCTTTCTGACGGACAGATAAATTATTTCGGGTCTGTCCATCGGCGCACATATCAACCGCGTCATAGCTTCTCCCCCTTGTAAGCCTTGATAACTTTCCGCATCTTGCATTTTCGCGGGCGGCGGAAAAGCTGATAGTCAAGATACACTGGGAAAAACCGCAGGACAATGCGCCGATACCGCTGATATTCGCCACGCGTCATTTCTTCGCCCTCCTGTTCCACGCACCACGAAACTCCCATTCCTCTACAGGAAAATCCAACCTGCAACAATCTGGCATCACTGCCCTTTTATCCGTTATAAACATGCACCCTTTACAAACCTCGTTTAGATGATATTGCAAGCAGTAATTATGGAGCGTCCGCGCCGCCTGTACTGCTTCGGCGTCAGTGATTTTCTTTTTCATCACATTCGCACCTCCCACGCATCCGCAAGCCCCGGATAAAGCGCATTGAGATTCTCCCGGATATTTTGCACCTTCGTTTTGCCGTGGTTTATATCTTCCGCGGATAATTGCATCCCAGTCAAAAATTTCAAAAGCCGCGCCTCGCCGAACCCAAAAACACTATGCAGCACCCACGCCGCCAACGTGTACGTCGTGACCGTCGCTTCAAGATTGACGTGTTCCGCCACAACGTCCCGGGCATTGCGTACAAACGCCTCCGCCCCGCCTTTTTTCGCTAAAGCCCTGCGTTCTGCCCTGTTCATTTTCTCGCCCTCTTTGCCTCGGCAAGCTGGATGATCTTGCCGCTTGCCAGTTTTGCTCTCGCATTAGGTATCGCATCCAGTACGGCGTTATTTTCGCGCTCCGTTTTTGCGCTTTGAATAACCTCGGTGTAAATCCTCATAAACTGCGCCCGCGCCGTGTTTGTCTGGCTTTCTTCTAAATGCAGTAGTTCGGATTTTCCGAACCGCTCCAACGCTTTTTTGACCTCCGGGCAAGAAAACTCCCACGCACGATCAAGTCCGTTGTATCTCGCCTGCTTGATTACTTCCTGCCAAGCAGCCCCAGCGTCCGGCAATTTGGATTCCTGCGCCGTCTCTCTAACAGATTGCCCCGCCTCAATGATCTCCGCAATCGTCGGAAACCATTTGACCGTGTTCAGCAGCTTCAACATTGCCGCGTTCACTTCGTCTGGCGTAAGCTGTAAAGACAAAGCTCGTGCATAGATCGGCCACGCCTCCGCCTTGATTTTCACGTTCGGAAATGCCGACGCATACGGCGTCAGCACTTTCAAAATCTCCGCCTCTCGGCTCATGCAGTCCCCTCCTCCTGGCTTTCAAAAAACGCTATCGCTTTTGCAATATCATCCTGTGGATTGTTCTGTGGATTTCTTGTGGAAAAGTCTTGCTTTTCTTCCCTAGATTCCCAAGACAAAAGTCTTTGCTTCCAGTTTTTAACCTGGCTACCACCTTTGTCTTTCCAATTGCCGACTTCGTAATAATTCCAAAACCTTTTCGCTGACACATGGAGATTATTTTCCATGATGTACTGGTTGACTTCTTCCAACGTCGGAGGGACAAATTGTTTGTGCGTGCGCTTAGATATCTTTTTCGTCTTTGTCTTGTTTACGTCTTGTTTATGTCTATTTAATTGTGTACCATCTTGTGTACCATCTTGTGTACCATCTTGTGTACCATCTTGTGTACCATCTTGTGTACCATCTTGTGTACCATCTTGTGTACCATCTTGTGTACCATCTTGTGTACCATCTTGTGTACCAAGAGGAATGATATGATACCTCGTTGTCGTCCTTCCGTCGTTCTCAAAGTTAATCAATCCAGACTGCTTTAGTCTGTTTTTGGCGCGGATAACGGATTTATTACTCCCCAAGCCCGTAAGATTTTCGAGCCTCGAATTAGCGACCTTAAACCATTCGCACCAATGCAGCCGATTGTTTATGTTCAGTAAATGCAAGTAAACAATTTGCGCTGATGGAGGAAGGCAATCCGCTTCTGAAAGCTCAAAAAATCTATTGAGTTGCTTCATATAATCCACTATCTCACCACCTTTCTATACAAATTAACCACATTCACCGTGTTCAAAGCGTGCTGCGCGTGCCGCCTCTAAAGCGGAAAGCGTTTTCTCTATGTCCATATTGCTGGTGTCTTCGTCACCTCCGGCGAAGTCCGGCTTGCCTTGTTTGTTTACGAATAGGCCGCAATGATAACTATTGCCGTATATTGTGTTGTAGCTGAAATATAAAATGTCGTCGTCGCCGTAGTAGTCGTTTATTGCTGAAAAATAGTCAAATTCTTCACGGGCAAAAGGGATACTTCCGACGACGTAAACCGGGAAAAGCTCTGCAAGTTTCCATATTTTTCTACGGCTCGCCGCGTCCATTTCGCCCTTCACTTCGACGAAAAACGGCTTTTCTACGTCGTCAAAGCGCGGATAGCATACATTATAAAGCCGGAAGTCAGGCAAATATTTTGAACCATCCCCCTCGTATCCTTCCGGCTCATACTCCCACTTGAAACCGCAAGCATCAAAGAATACTGCCCAACGTGCCTCTAGTCGTGATCTAAAACGAAAGCCCTTGTATTCTGTTTCAATCGCTTTTATCACTCAATCCGCCTCCTACTCCGTTTCTATAAAAGGCTCACCGTCAACAGAAAGATAAACAACCCTCTTAAAAGAAATGTCAATATCATCACCGATATGCACAAAATCGGGGCAAATATCTACTCGGTCAGCTTCGGTTAATACTGTAGCCGTTTCATAACATTGATACTTGCAAGAATACGGGGTATATTCATCATCGTAAATAATGTCTTCTTTTTGCGAACAATCATCAACGTCGCAGCTAGTCCCAAAAGGAAATTCTTCATGCCGCCCCAAAGCGCAACACATATGTTTGTAAACTAAATGAACCTTCATCTAATTCACCGCCTTAATACGGAATATCATCATTTCCGCCGAAGTCCCCGCCATCTTCCTGCCGCTTGCTGTCCGCAAACTCGATATTGTCCACCAATACGTCCGTCGTGTAGTGCTTCACGCCGTCCTTCTCATAGCTGCCGGTCTGCAAGCTGCCCTCGACCAGGATTTTCTTGCCTTTGCAAAGATACTTCTCCGCAAATTCAGCCGTCTTTCCCCAAGCTATCAGCGTCGGAAAGTCTGCCTGCCGCTGACCGTCCTTCGCCCTCCGACGATCTACGGCAAGCGTCATTCGAGCATACATCGTCCCGTTGTTTGTCTGCCCCATGTTCGGGTCTTTAGTTAATCTCCCACAAAGTATTACGCTGTTCAAAGCATTTCCTCCCTTCGCCCCCGGCATTACACCGGGGGCTTTACCTTCTTCTTTATTTCCGTGCAGCCTCATCCAACGCCGCATCCAGAATTGCATCATCATCCTGCTTGACCTCTCCCGTCTCAGGATTTACGTTCTCCGGCACGTCTTTTGCCTCGGCCTCAATCACCGTCTCGTCCGGCATATCCGCCATGTTGACGTCGATACCGCTTTTGATCGTTTCGTCCTGCGCCACGGCCCGGACAAACTCTGTCTTGATCGGCGCGTACTTCAAAGCCTGTTTCAGCACCGTCTTTTTCGCCATAGCATCAAAGTTTGTGGACCACGGCGAGAACGAGGAGCCTGCCGCCTTGCTGTACTTCTTCATGTGCTGCTGTACGTCCTCGATACTCATGACCTCAAAGCCATAGCCGCCGCTCTTGGTATGCCATACGGCATAATAGAGAATCACCGCGCCCCGGTCTTTCAAAGCAGGGATATGTTTCAGCGTCGGATTCAACCCAAGCTCATATTCAAACGTATCATTCTCGCGGACCTCATGCGCCTGGATATCCGTAATCTCCCCAGACCGATAGGCAAGGTCAATCAGTCCTTTGTACCCAATTTGAAATTGGCACTCCAACGTCCCGTGATTCTTATACGGAATCAGATACGCCTGTCCCAGAGGTGTGTTCGGCTCGACGCCAAGCTGCGCGGCCTGCATCATGGCACCAAGAAAACTTTTCGGCGTGCATTGCGCCAACGTTGGATTCGTACTCATTGCCGTCAGCACCATGCGCGTGAAACGCTCCGGCGTAATGACCGAAGGAAGCGCCTTTTGAATCTCGCCCTGCATCGAGACGATTAAATCCTTCATGCTTTTCTGCGGCTTCGCTGCCGCCTGTGTGGTTGCTTGTGTAATTGCTCCGCCTTTAATGTTTGCCATTGTTATTCCTCCTCTTATCCCGCAATCTTCAAAACCCTAGTGGGATTCCCCACTTTTGAATACTGCTGCCATACGTCCGGCTTCTCCGCCTTCAGCCGCTTGCTGTCAATCGTTGTGCGTCCGGCCTGTGTTTTCCACGTTACCCTTCGGCCGCTTGCCGTCGTCCCCGCCTCGGCGTCGCCCAACATAGCCCGCAGCTTGTTTTCCTGCTCGTCAATCTGCGCCTTGATTGACTTCGCACTTTCCTTCAGACCGTCCAACGCCAGAAAAATTTTGTCGGCCTCACTCGGCAATTCAATCGCCGGACCGCCGCCGCTAAACTTCTCCGCCAACGCTTGCGTGCAGCTCTCGGAGCCGTCCACGTCCGGCATTTCCTTCGTCTCGACCTTCCGCCAAAACTCCGCCTCTGCCTCCAGCAGAGCCTTAATATCGTCCTCGTTTCGCGGTATCTCTTTCCAAACAAAATGATTGCCGCCAATCAGCGCCGCAATGTACCACGTCTTTACCCCTGTGACCGCCATGTAATGCTGACATTGGACGTAGTACGCATCAGGCACGTTGTCCCCGTCCCAAGCCTTCGCAGCAAAACCGTTTGCTGTCTTGCATTCAAGCCCGGCATCCTCGCCCACGACAAGCCGGTCAACCGACGCCAATAGATAGGGAATATCGTCGTGCTGTAGGAGGCCCCGACGTACAACCCTTTTTCCGGTGCGAAGTGTAAACTCTTTCGCGACAACTTCTTCCAACGTCGTACCCCAATATACATACTCATTGTCACTCAAATCCTCCGGCTCCGCCTGCCCTGTTTTCTCTAGCCAAAGCTGAAACGGAGACTTCCATTTATTCAGCCCGACGATCACAGACGCATCAGAACCGCCGATACCTTTATTCCTTGCCTCTAGCCACGCGGCTTTATCCTGCATTTGCTCGACCGTCATAATCAGCTTTGCCATGTGTCTAACCTCCCATCGTATGCCTCGTCAGCCTTGCGGCAGAGTTTTTCCCACTCGCTTTCACGTTCCGGCTCGTATTCGTCCGGCCAGTAGCCATCAAGCACCATCGGATTTTCAATCTCCATTTACAAAACCTCCTCGCTCGTGATATAATCACGGTGTAGCCCTTCATTTAGGTCTGACGTTTCCCAGAGCGTCAGGCCTTTTTGTTTTTCCCGCGGTTCCTCGAATACTCCCGCCACCAATCAAGGCACGCTTGGCACATCGTATGCCCTTCGGCTGCCTTTTCCCTACGGCACTTTACGCAGATACCACGCGCTTTGTACCATTCCCGCGTCTCCTTTGCCTCGGCGGAAATCTTTTCCTTATACTTTTGGTACCGTTTACGCTGATACGCATTTGCCCTTGACCGATAAGCCTTATAGCCACAGACCGCACAAAGCTTTCGGTTCAGCGCAGCATTTTCCGGCAGCGGCTCCCCGCAGACCTCGCAATATCTCATGCCAATACCCCCAATAAAAACCAAGCCTCCACCAAAAACGCCGCAATCAGCACCGCGTCTTTCCCCTCATCCGTCAAGCTATCCCAAATCTTCATGCTACTTTCACTCCTTCCGGTATCTCGTACGCATCCATCCCCCGTGCTTGCCAATGCTCATATCGGCAGCCGCGGCTCCGCTTCCATCCCGGAGCAAACAGCACGGCGTCGCAAGACTTCATCAGATTCGTTGCCATTCGCAAGATCGTGTAATCGTCAATATCCTGAAAGTCTTTGAAATACTCCAACGGATTGACAATCACAAAATCATACTCGCCTTCCCTGCGCCATAACTCCTCATACAGTTTCGCCCAAGCCGCCGCCTTTTTGCGGTTCTCCTGCCGACCGCCGAACGGGTGTGAAAGATAAATCCTTCGCATTACATCCCCTCCAATCACATTTTCCCAAGCGTCCACGACGCCCAAATACCAACCCAAAGCCCGAATGTCAGACCGGCAAGAAATCCGAACATCGAAGCCGTAAGGATAAAACGTAAAAAATTATCCATCGTTATCACCCAATGCATCCGCCCAACACTGACCGCAATGTTCAGAAGTGAACTCGTAATTCGTTTCCTCCATCCCGCACCATTTACGCATTGACGCCGGAAGCCCCAAGTCGCAAGGGCAATCGCCCATAATTACTTCCTCTACATAACCCGGGATTTCTGCCTGTAGAATTTTGATTGCTTGAATTACTCGTTTCCTGTTCATGTCATGAACGCCTCCACTTCCTGCATTGTCAGCCCTGTCGCCTGTGCGAATTTCTCGGCAAAGTAAATGTACTGCCCGCGCCCGAACCGTGCCTTTTGCGGCCTGATATATACGCCCCAATCGACCGTCTTTGTGCGAAGCAAATGCCTCACAGTCTCTTGCGGTTGACGGAGCAACTGCGCCACGCCTTCTGTCCGTAACTGTTTCATGTTGTCACCTCCACAATCCGCCTCATAACGTATAACGCGCATGGCATTGCCATCCCGTTGCCAAGTGCCTTGTACCTCGCCGTGTCGCTGCAAGTCTTATCGTCAATCAGCGTATATCCATCTTCAAGCCCTTGGAGCCTTTCCGCTTCTGTCGGCGTCAATCGTCGCACGGATTTTTGTATCATCACCGCTTGCTGATCGTGCATACAATTCAGCGCACCGACTTTATCTGAGAGCCGCGCTTGGTCAAGCTGCCCGTTGCCGACGCAATAACTGACAAGCGGTAAATTCCCGCCGCCCATGCCAGCATTTGCAGCAAGCGAAGGACACGTTTCCAACGGGCCTTTGATTCGCGAATCCTGTGCGTGATTTTCGTAGACAACTACCGCAGGCTTGTTCCCGCTGTCCATAGCTGATAGCGTTGGTGACGTTTCCACGGCGTACCCGATACTATGAGCCGCCTCGCTGTTGCCAACCTTGAATCCTGCGGCTATAAATACAAGGTCCGGCGCGTTCCCTCCGCTTGCGTGTGCCCTTAACGTGGGATATACTCCGCCCTCGCTATGGATTCTTATTCCTTGCTTGTCCCACGGCGTCAAACTTCCCGCCGCCACGATCTCCGGGCCGCGATCAATGCAAGGGCTACCGTCATTCCTTGCCGTCAGACTTCGCGCCTTGTCGGGGACAAATAGCACCTGATCGTTAGTATTCGCCGCAAGCGTCAGGCTTCTTTCTCTGCTGACAAGAGCACCTTTGCCGCCCCCGGCGCATCCGGCACGCATTCGCACGACGCTTGCGCCTCCAATGCCGCTTTCAGTTCCGGCGGCAGTTCCTTTCCCCGCTTTTCCGCCCTGCGAAGAATCCCCTCGCACGCTCTCGCGCTCAAATAGTATTTCTCCGGCACTTCTACCTCCAAAATCTGCGACAAGAAAGATTCGACGACGGCGTTGGGGGACGCCCCAATATTGCGCGTCGAGCACTCGCCATGCAAGCGAACCGCCATCCCATTCAACCATCCCTGCGTCTGCCCATTTGTTATTTTCAGGCATTGGAATCTCGGCCTCTGTGATTTCTTCAAGCACGGCTCTAAAATCCAATCCTTTGTTGGAGCTAAAAGCTCCAGGGACGTTCTCCCAAACGAAAAATCTTGGAGCCTGTCCCCCACTGGCACGCCGCATATCTCGAACAAGTCTAATTGCATCTCGGAACAATCCGCTGCGTTCACCCTTTAACCCCTCCTGCTTTCCCGCAACGCTCAAATCCTGGCACGGGCTACCCGCGCAGATAATATCGACCGGCCACAACTTCGCACCGTCCAGCTTTGTAATATCTCCAAGCTGCACGACGTTCGGGAAATGGTGTTTTGTTACGGCTTCAGGGAATGCTTCGATTTCTGATTCCCACAAGGTTTCGACGCCGTACTTTTGCCCAGCCAAAATCCAGCCAGAAATACCATTAAACAGACTTCCTAATGTCAACATATCACCCACTCACGTCCGTTTCGATGCCTTGAAAGTGTTAAAGACGTCAAAAAAAATCTTTTCCATAGGCTTTCCAATATCATCTTCCAGCCGCTTCATGTTAATAACACTTGGAGCCGCCTGCATATTCTCCCACCTTGACCACACTTGTTGAGAAACACCGTACATATCCGCCATTTCCTTTTGTTTTCTTTTCCCACGGTACTTCACAAGTAACGATCTTTTTGCCATATTGTCACCTCCCAACACGTTTGAAGTGTTATCACGGTTATAATTTAACACACCTCAAAAGTGTTGTCAAGAAAAATTTACACCTTGCAAGTGATTTATTTTTACGCCTAACAGTTGTATACTTATATTGAAAGGGGATGATAAAATGTTTGCCAATGCTATTAAAGAACTGCGTAACGCCAAAGGCTTATCACAAGCAGACTTGGCAAAAGAATTTAATGTAGCACAACAAACTGTGGGCAAATGGGAAAAAGGAATCACTTGCCCATTCCCTGATACACTCCAAAGAATCGCTGACTACTTCCACGTTTCGACCGATTACCTACTTGGGCGCAAAACAACGGCGGAAGATATGAAGTCTATTCTCCTACAACCAACCGACACAAAAGCCAGCCCGGAGCGATTAGAGATTATGAAACTTATCCCGCGCATACCAAACGACAAGCTACCTATGGCGCGGTCACTCATGGAAGTATTGACAAAAGACGACTACAACAATATGGCTTGACAACAGAAGGAGGTGGTCACGTTGAGAAATCCCAACGGCTACGGCTCCATTTACAAACTCCACGGCGCACGCCGAAAGCCTTTTGCCGTCTGCGTCACGGCAGGCCGGAAGCCGGATGGCCGCCTTATACGGAAATATATAGGCTATTACGAGACACGGCGAGAGGCACTTTCCGCTCTATCGGCCTACAATGATAACCCATTCGACGTCCGGGCAAGAGACGTTACCCTGTTGGAGCTGTGGGAGAAGTGGAAAGAGTATCGGACCGGCAGAGGAAAGACTTTGCCGGACAACTACAAGAACGCTTTTCGCCATTGCGCCGCTCTCCACAACAAACGATTTATAGACATAACCACAGCGCAAATCCAAACCACTGTTGATAACGTATCATCCATGCCACATACCGCCGTCCATGTTCGCATGGTTTTTGGGCTGCTATATAAGTATGCCAAAATCATAAATCTCACATCATCGAACCGAGCGCAAGGCGTAGAAGTCCCAAAGCTTCCCAAAAGCACAAAGCACAAACCATTTACCGCGGACGAATTGGAAAAGCTATGGCAAGCCACAGACGATTTTGGCGTCCAGCTTGCCCTTGTCTATTGTTATACCGGCCTGCGTCCATCCGAGCTAATCGAAATGCGCCGCGAAAACGTACATCTTGCAGACCGATATATGATCGGCGGAATGAAAACGGAAGCCGGAATCAATCGCTGCATACCCATAGCAGAAAAGATCGTCCCGCTGATTGAAGGCTTTCTGTCCCGCCCGTCCGAATATCTATTGACCGCCTTGGACGGGAAACATCCGCAGGATTTACAAGCGTTGACCTACAGATATTGGAAGAAGTCAAAATCCAAAATCGTCCTGGACCACTACCCGCACGACGGACGCCATACGTGCGAAACAATGCTGGACAATGCACGCATAGCGAAGCGCACAATCCAACTTATAATCGGCCACGCCGGAGGAGACGTCGATGCTTTATATACTCATAAGACGCAAGCCCAGTTAATACAGGCTATTAACAAGATTTAATTACATACTCGTTGCATACAGAAAAGCCCGCAGCCTCAATGACTACGGGCTTTCGTCGTTAATCTATTTTTAATTTATAGCAGTTTTCCGTTATTTCTGTAAACACGTGCAATTACTGTATTCCCAAGCGGTCAAGGATATTTTTTCTTGTTCGTTATTCGTTCTAAAACGGGCTTCTTTTTTCTTCGTTACATACAAGCTGCATACAAAAAGCGGGGAGGCTTTCGCCGTCCCCGCCATTTTGTCTTACATCTTGGAAAGCATTTCCTTGATAACTTCCTTGTCGTGGCCCTGCGCTTCGTGCATCAAGCCCTCCAGCTTGTCACGCATACCGTCGCGGCTGTAACCGTCACGGCTGACAAACTGTCCATTCATGCCGCGCCCCCTGCGATAACTATTGCCTTCGTCGTAGGAACCGCGATAGCTCATGCCATCCTCGGAATATCCATCCATAGAACGACGGAAGCTGTTGCCTTCAAAACGGTCCATAGCTTCAATCGTCTTGATTTTTGTAATACCGCTGACCGCCGCTTTCGCGGTTTCAACGGCGCTCTTGTCTTTGAAATGCCCCTGCTCCGCATACTCGCGCAGGACTTCGTGGAACATTTCGCAGATTTTGTGCATTACGTTGTCCAATGATTTCACCCCTTACCGTGTCACGGCCAAGTCAGGCCGCGCAAAAATCACATTTGCGTTTTGAACGAGAATCGGAATTGCCGACGTGTTGCGGATTGTTAACGTCTCGCAGCATCCTTTACGCACAAGCGCGTTGATTGCACGGCTGACGTTGAAATACTGCTCCACCGCCGCAGGCGTCACAATCATTGTCGAAGCGGGAATTGTCGCGCCGCCAAGAGTAATCGCCACCGAGATAGGGCCGACTGTCTCGCCTGTCGGAATAGCGATATTCGCGCCAAAGTCCACCTGATAGATTGCAGACGGTTCCGGCTGGCAGCAGCACCGACGCACGTTCGGCGTATATCCCTTCAGTTCAAAAAGTCCAGTGCCTTCGCGCTCCCATACAAGGCCGCGATTGCACGGTACGGGGTTCTCCGCAAAGATGATTGCTTCGCCGGGGTTTACCGTCTGGACGGGGTTATTGGTCCACTCCGCCATATCAAACGCCTCCCCTTATGCGCAACCGCAACCGAAATTTACCGCGCCGCAGCAGTTCGGATTCTGCACCACATACGCCGGAACCGGGTTCGGGTTCAAACGCTGCAGCAGATTCGCCGTCTGCGCGTTGTTGTCCTGGATAAGCTGCGCGGTCTGCGCCGTTTGCGAAGCCGCCAGATTCGCCATGTTGAGCTGCGTGCGGAGCTGCTCGTTCGCGGATTTCAGACCGTCGATTTCGAGCTGGCACAGTTTATCAAGAACGCCCTGGAAGCCGCTGTTCTGGCTCTGGACAATGGCGTTCGTGTTTGCCGTGTTCTGCGCCATCAGGTCACGCAGCCCGTCGGAAAGCGCCTGCCGGTCAGCACAGTTCTCCGTGGCTACCGTATATTTGAGGTCAGCCAAGCCGGCGCGATTCTCGCAGCAGCAATTCTGCAAGCTCATGGCAAGCGTGTTCATGCCCTGATTTGTCGCGTTCTGATTGGCGTTCATAGCCTGCAAAAGATTCGTTTGCGCGTTGCACTGTGCCACAGCCGCATCCGCAAAACCATTGCCGACCTGCGCCTGCAGCGAAGCAATGCCCGCCGAAGTAGCCTGCTGATCAAAGCCGCGCTGCATATCAGCAACCGCGCCGCTGTTGCCAAAGCCGCCATTACCCCAGCCGCCATTGCCAAAAGCGAACAGAAACAGAATCAAAATCCACCACGCGCCGTCTCCGCCCCAGCCGAAGCCTCGGCCACCGCTGCCGCCATTCAGGACAGCCGCAACATCCGCGGCTGTCATACCGCCGTCTGTCATACTCATATTGATTACCTCCGATTGATTTATTTATATCTGGCCAGATATATCACGCTTTACGCCCCATGATTTGCGAGGCCATTTGTGAAAGCTGATTGTATTGCTGCTGTGTCATTTGCCCACTATTCAAAAGTTCCTGCACTGTTTGGCGCGGGTCTTTCTGCATTTTGGCAAAATTTGAAGCGAAGGTCTGAAACTGTTGGAGCATATTTATCGGGTTATTCATTCCTTCTTCGCCTCCCCCAACGCCTCCAAGACTTTGTTCAGCTTATCCTGCAAGCTGGAAAATTCTTCCCGCGTGACAGTGCTTCCGTCCGCCGGCGCGGCCTGCACGATTTCCTTAAACTCAAACTTCCGCATTTGTTGAGGCAGTCCGTTTGGGGCCGTGGTTTTGAGCCAAAAAATACAGGCGTCAAAATCAATCAGCGCTACCGTCGAGCCTGCGGCTACAGGGTACATTTGCGCTCCGCCCTCGCCGTTGACCGGCACGAGCATAATTTGATTTTGCGTCTGCTGCATCGGGTTAAACATATTATTAGGGTATGCCATTTATACATCGTCCTCTTTCGACCAATAATAGATTGGCGTCTCTGCTTCGCTGTCCCATGTATCGTAATGATCACCGTCAACGACTGTGACGACGTGAGAGCCTGTGCCTAAAAGGAAGCGCCCCGAAGGATGATCGCGGCAAAACTCGGCTACGGTGTAGCAGTCCGGGCACGTATCCGGCAGTGTGTGTCGTTTATAGCCGTGCTCCTTCAAGAACGCTCCCCATACAGGATTGGAAGAAGGCATATCAAACATTTTGTACCCCTGCGTCACAACGCCAAGGTACGCAGTTTGCCAGTCAATATCCATCAGTTTCGATATTGCGCGGACCACGCAATCACCGACGATATTTTGCGCCGGGTTCGGATTGTATAAAACAAACATATTGTCTCACCCGATGGGAATTATCTCATATCCAACGCAATCGGAAGTCTTCGCAAAGACAAGAAAAAAGGCGGCTCATTTCGAGCCGCCCGTCAGTGCTTTCCCTATTATCATGTATGCTTCGTGCAATCGAGTTTTGACATAGTTCATACCGCAATGCAGATCGAGCGAGATTTTTACGACTGTCTCGGCCTTTAGTATGTGCCGGTTCAATATTTCTTCCTGCTCCGGCGTCAGTTTTGCCTCGTACACAATCGCATTGTACTCGCTCCGCGTCGCGCATTTCAAATACGCACGCGCCGCTTTGCAGTCTGGATTCATAAAAAACCCCTCCCCTTATTTTGCCACCGCTACCCCAACGGCAACAAGGCACAAGAATTCCCACAGATTTCTTTGGTTCCGCAGCCGTCCCTCAATTTTGTCCCGCTCCTGCTCGGACCTCCTGAATGATTCCCGCGCACTCTGCAATTCTGCGTTGGCTGTCCTCAACGATGCGTCTAGCCGCTTCGTTTCCGCTTGCAGCGCGGCCAACTGCACTTTCAGCGTTTCCAGTTCTTTCTTCGATTCGCTCAATGACAACGACGCTTCGCTCAAGTCCAGATTGGATTCGTTCAGTAGACTCAATAGCTCGTTGTTGTTCTGCTCGAGCGCGGTCAAGTGATAACTCAACGTCTCGAGCTGCGTCTCGCTGATCGTGTACGTCCGGCTCTCGGAGCAGATACCAACAGACTGCCAGAATAAAAATAAAAACGCCGCAATAAGCGACGCACTTAAAAACTTTGTTTTCCTCCACATCTTCACGCCTCCCTACATCGTGATTTCCTGCGACAGGTCCCACGGCGGATTCCCGATATATATAATGTTGTTTTCGATTTTGTGCTTGGTGTGCGGGAACACGTTATACAAAGCCGCGTCTGGATTTTCCTCATATTCAAAAGCTTCCTTGACGCGCCGCAGCTCGTTGTCAGACAACGGCGTATTAGATTTTATAACCATATCAGCACCCCGTCAGATAATCAGTCACGCCCCGCGCAATCGCCCGGGCAAAATCATCCTGCCGGTCACGCAGCAGCACTGCGTCGTCCTCGTTGTCAATAAACGCCATCTCGACAAGCACGGCGGGCATATCGGTTCCGTTCAGCACGGCAAGGTCAGTCCTCGCTTTTAGCCCTCGGTCAGTCAATTCTTCAAACGTGTCCAAAATCTGATTTTGTATGCACTCTGCCAGCTTATAGCCCTGCACGTCACTTGGGTACGTCAGCGTCTCGACGCCGTTGGCAAGCGTGTTGAAAGCGTTGCAGTGTATGGAAACAAACAAATCCGCGCCCCAGTTATTCGAGGATTCGCAAATCCAGGCAAGGCTTTCGCTTTGCAGCAGCTCCACGTCGCAGCCAGCGGCAATCAAATACTTTTGCACCAGCTCGCCGACCGCAAACGCGATCTCATTTTCATACAATCCCATTTCCTCATTGACAGCGCCCGCGTCATATCCGTGCGTCCCTTTCAGGGAAAGCTCGTCGTGTCCAGGGTTCACAAACACTTTTGCCATGTCTACACCTCCGTCAAGGATTCTCGCCGTTTGGCGAATTGAATTTACTGTTGATGTAATGCTTCGCAAGGTCAACGCCCGCCAATGTCAGCAGGCCGGAAATCGCCGCTACACAGGCTCCAAGTCCTTGCCATATAGAGCCGAGGTCAAATTTCAGCCCGTAGAAACCGTTGGCGTAATAGCCGACGCCCCACGAAAGCAGGACGAAAAGGATAAAAAACAAAATTAAAACGCCAATGAGAATAATCAATTTCTCAAGATGGCGTTTGCTCCAATCTGCCATATTCAAGATTTCCTGCTTTATTTTGCTAACTATTCTCAATAAAACACCCCATTCCATCCAAACGCATTTAGAGCCGCATAGACGGACTTT